AATAAAGATAAAGAATATAATAAGAATAATAGAAAGGATAAATAATGATAATAATAAATATGATAATGTTAATATATATAATTATGAAGATAAGAAAGATAGAGAAATCTCTTATGTCTTATACTCATAATAATGATTAAGATAAACTAGTCAACCCACAAGGGGTGCAGCGTAGCTGCCTTTACCCCCCCTTATTCGTAAGATTTGGGGAAAGGGATAAAGTGACAAGTATATCTAAATCACCAACTTGCTTGGCAAGACTGTGAGAAAAGCTCACAAACTAAATAAATAACGAAAGATAATACAATGAATAAATTAAATGATAAATTATTGAATGACTTAATTGATAATAATCTCAATGCTTTGAGATCTATGTATGACAATCAGGTACATACAGAGTTCAGAGATACTGACGCAGATGGTAATGACATCAACAATTCATTACAATCAGTAGTATATCAACTCAATGGCATTATTCCAACTTTATATAACCAAGTCTCATATGCTGACAAAATGCTCAGTTATGCAGAAAATGGTCTTAAATGGGAAAAAGACAAAATGGGTGCTAGTTCAAGAATATCAAATCTTGATATGTATGCAAGATCTCAAGAGATTGCACACACTAAACTTCATGCATTAGAAAAACAATTCAATGCGAGAGAACACAACTTCTATCATGCATATGCAAGAATGGTTGCTTATACTAAGTATTTCAAAGAAATTACTGGTGATGAATATGTACCTTATACATCTAAATCAACAAAGTATATGCCTAGTGAAGAAAGACAAAACAAAGTAAATACAATTAAAACTAAACAAAAAGAAAAACTAAAAGAGTTTTATAATTCTACAATGGGTAAATTAGAAAAACCTTTAGACAATGATGATGGTACTATATCATCTGAATTAATCCCAGCTGTCGCATAGTTGGGATTTTATAAATTTTCGCTGCCCTACGGGCAGCGTTTCTTATGGTTAAGAATAACATACAAAAGCCACAATTCGGTGGTAATGCCAGGTGCACTGGTCAGACTTAACCGAAAACAATGGAGAATAATATATGATAACTAAAGCATTTAAATCAGGTATGTGGGTAGGTAGCACATTACTCAATAGTAAACTATACAAAGCTGCTAAGCGTAAAGGTGTATGGTATTACAGACTATTTATATCAGAAGATTTCGCTAAAACTATGAGCGATATCTATGACATGAATGTTCTTGAAAGAAAACTAAAAGGTCTATCGAAATTAAAGAAAAGAGTATTTAATGTAGATGACAATGGTAATATATGGGATCCAGCTACTGGTGAAATATTTGGTAATGTAAATACATTAAAAGAAACACCAGCTACTCCCAAGACACAACCGAAAGCTGACTTTGACTTTGAGCATACAGCTTCAGAACTAATAGTTAAACACTATGGAGAAGAAGATGTAAATGCTATTGCTGGTGCTGTTAATAAAGAACTCATGGAAAAGTATGATTACATAACTTCAATAGAAGAAGATGAACAAATTATTGACATGATTAATGAATATACAGCAAATCAAAGATAATGAGTATCTTAGATATAACCATATTACTAATAGTAGGTATTACTATGGTATACATACAAGCGAGGAAATAATGAGTAAAATAGGTAACTGGGTATTAGAAATGACCGAAGCTGCAGCTGAACTTACTAGAGAAAAATTTATCAAAAAGTATGGAGAAGCTAATGCAGATGTATGGGATAATAATAAAAAAGAAGAATTAGAACATGAACTAATACCAAGCATACATGACGTTCAACATGAACTAAATAAAAAGGAGAACAAATGAGTGAACATGAACAAACAATGAAAATACTAAATGATAAAATGGTTGATATACAAAATAGTTTTATCAAAAAACTATCAGATCAAGTTATTAAAAACATGAGTAATATTAACAAATTAAATGATCGTATTTTAAAACTTGAAAGTGAAAATCAAGAATTAAAAAGTGAAATACAAAAAGAATTTGGAGGAACAACAAATGATTAAACCAAATCAAATAACTAAATGGAACTATGGAAGATATAGTTCTGATAATTATGGAGCTCATTGTTTAGCTTTTAGAGTTCCTAACAATACATATTATTTTTCTTATGATACATTAATTGCTTTTTATCATGAAGGTGAATTAATTATGAGAGAAAATATTTGGGGATCAACAACAGGTAAACATATGAATTGGCTTTCTCGTAATAAAGATAACAGAGTTAATTCTGAAATTTTTACACAAAAATTAAATGAATCATTAGGAGAAACAAATGAATAGTGATGATGTTCAATATACTAGAAAAATAGCAGACTTAAATGATCAATTACGCAAAGATATGTTTACAGGCAATATGTTAAAAAAACATAATTTAAGAAATAAAGTTGTATTAACACCTGGCGTAGATAGTTTAAATCTTAAAGATAAAGAAAAAGTATTTGCTTCTGTTAAATACTATGGAAACTTTACTAAAGATAATAACCCATGGGGTGAAAAAGACTTTGGTGCATTTAACTTTAAGAAAGAAAAATATAACTGGAAAATAGATTATTATGACAATACTATGAGTTTTCATAGTCCTGATAAAACTGATCCAGATAAAACAGTTAGAGTACTCACTATAATGAAAGCTAGTGAATACTAAGAACATTCTACAGAACTCAAGTGAGCTAGCTACTCACAGGTAATATACTGCCTACAAAGAAAGTATATAGTAGAATTAGGGGAATACATAATAAGCGTTAGAGCTTAACGTATTCCCCAGCGCTTTTCTTGACAAACCGAACTACATTCAGATATTAAAACCTATGTCTAATAAACAATTAGGAATATTCTTTGATAGTGTAATACCTCAGTTTGTAGAACAAAGAAAAAAACTAGGATTATCGCAATCAAAGCTTGATGATATGATTGGTTGTGCTAGAGGTTTAGTATCAAAATGGGAAGTAGGTATTAGAAAACCGAGTGGATTTCTGTTTTGTTGTTGGGCCAATGCACTTGAATGTACAATAATATTAAAAGAAAAAAAAGATCAACAAAAAATAGAATCTTAGTCGGTACATACTTCGACACATTAACACCACAATCTAAAATTATATATAAAGAACAAAATCAACCTAAAGGCTGTAAATGCAAAGGTGTTGATTTAGTATATGGCAATGGCACATATTGGTATTGTGGTAATTGCCATCTTAATGAATGGGGGAAGAAATGATAGATGAAAAAGATTATCCAAAAGTTTATGAAAAATCTTTTGTAGTTTATTCTTATGATAAAGATCTTAAAGTAGAAGATATAAATAAAATATTAAAAGAACATAATGTAACAACAAGAGAACTAACAGATGATGAGGTAATATATAAAATATGAATAAAACAAGTCCAAGTTATTATAGTAATAACAAACCAGAACTAACTGAATTAATTAATGCATGGAAGTTAAATTGGTGTGAAGGTAATGCTGTAAAATATATTCGCAGACACCGAAACAAAAATAAAGAACAAGATGTACTAAAAGCAATTTGGTATTTAACAAATATATTAGAAGGTGAATATGGGAATCAGTTTGCTGAAAGCATTAGAAGGGCAGTTCAAGAAGTTGAAAATAAAACTACCCTTAAAACATTCAGACCACATAGATCGTAAAAGATCTATTCAAAACTTTGTTATGGTATTAGCTATACAATATCTAGAATCAGATATGTATAGATACTTTGCCAAACATTATACGAGCCAGCGTGTGGCTGACAATCGTAAAGTAAAACCAATAGAAAACTATATATGGAGGAGGTATAATCATGGGAAGTCAGACAGGGATTTGGCAAGAGATCAACGAAATGTATACAGACGACAACAAATTAGAGAGAGGAGCTCTGACTAGATGGGAAAAGGAAATGGAAAACTTGAACAACCCAAACGACCAACAGGCATTGGAGGTACTGATGCAGTGCGTATTACAAATGGTGAATGGAAAGACCTTTGGCTTGAGAAAATTGGAAAGATCGAAAGAGAAGATCTTTCAGGTGTACTGCCAGTTCAACTTGGAATATTTACCGAGGAGTTCAACAGACGCTGGTATCAAGAAGTTACTGGAGAAAGGGTTGTTAATATAAATAGTGTTTGGACACACCCTGAATATGAATATATTTATGGTAGTCTAGATGGTGTTGCAAAAGGCAAAGTCTTTGAAGCTAAACATACAAATCCGTTTACTAAAGAAGATAAATTAATAGAAAGATATTATGCCCAAGTGCAGCATTATATGATGGTCACAGGTTTTTCTAAAGCTGTGTTATCTGTGCTTTATGGTAATCATAACTATAAAGTATACACAATAGAAAGGGATAAGCCTTTTCAACAAAAACTAGAAATAGCGTGTCACTTATTTTGGTTTCATGTAATGAATGATATTACACCACCAGAATATGTTGACTTTGATCTAATGGGGAAAATTAAAAATGAACATGACATCGCGTTACACTTTGGAGAAGAAATATCCTCTAACAGCTGGTTACAAGGAAAACTCAACTAGCAAAGAGGCAGCAGAAAAAATTGATTCTAGATCAACTAATCTGCGTACAGAATGTTTAAAGATAGTAAAACGAAAAGGTAACTATGGAGCTACACCTGAAGAAGTAGCAGAAATATTATCTGAAAGTATATTATCAATTAGACCAAGATTTACTGAACTAAAATTATTACAATATATAATTGATTCTGGTGACAGAAGAAAAAATAGTTTCGGTAGCAACACTAAAGTATGGAGGTACAATGACGAAAGATAACAGAAATGTATGGGATAGTTTAAAAGAAACTGATCCTAGATTTACCAAACGCATTAACAAAGGTTTTGGTGACATAACTACTATTGATCCACAATGGCAGATTATGAAAATAACAGAACAGTTTGGCCCAGTAGGTACTGGCTGGACATACCGAGTTGATTACAGCTATCATGGTATGGACACTAATCAAACTGCTGTTGTAGCTGCAGAAGTATCTGTTGCAACAAATAAAAACAAAGAAGGCTTTTGGGATTTCTATGGGCCTATTTGTTCACCACTTAAAATGTATAGAAAAACTGGTGCATTAGATGACGAAGCACCAAAGAAAGCAATGACTGATGCATTAACAAAAGCGTTCAGTCACTTAGGACTTTGCTCTGATATATTTATGGGTAAGTTTGATGATTCTAAATATGTGAAAAATTTAGAAGAAAAATACTCAGGAAAAGTAAATCCAAGTAAAGTTACTAAGACAGTATAGTCGCCCACAGCTAGGGGTACGGTGTGTAGGTTAGCTGTTGGGCAATGTTCTCCATGCCTACACACATAAGAAAGGATAAATATGAAAGTAAATGAATTATTACATAGCCTGGTGTTACAAGGACATAAGTTACCATTAAATTTACACCCACCATTACAAGCTGAATATTATTCTAAAAGTAAAAAAGAATATAAATTAGTTGGTGAAATGGATTTGTTTCATTTTATAAATGCGTTTATACAAAACGTAGATAGTAATGAACAAACTCAAGACAAAACAGATTTATCTGCTACAATGAGTAAAGCAGATATACACTATGAGTTACTTAGAATTAAGAACTCAGTAGATACTTTAATTGGAGGTCTAAATGATTAATAAAGTAATATTACTAGGTCGTGTTGGTAGCGATCCAGAAGTAAAAATTTCTACCAGAGAAGAAAAGTTTGCTGGTTTCTCTCTAGCTACTTCAGAAAGATTTAAAAATAAATCTGGTGAGTGGCAAGAAAAAACACAATGGCATAAAGTTGTATGTTGGGATCCTAACATTGCTAAGACTATTGAAACATATGTAAAGAAAGGAACTACTCTATACATTGAAGGTCAAATAGAAACTAGACAATATGATCTTAATGGTGAAACTAAATACACCACAGAAATTATTATACCTAGATTCAAAGGTATTCTAAAAATGATTGGGGGCAAAGATGGCTCAAGTTCTAAAGTTCAATCGCAAACAAACGCTAGAACAGAAGATCCAGCAGAAGATATCCCATTCTAATTTTTATGAATGTGCTGATTGTAGTAAAGAATATCTACAAGACAATCTAATAGCATACATACCTACTAATCAGAA